GATGAGACGGGGGAGGAGTCCAAGGTGGACGCGTTGGAGATCTTGGCGGAAAAACTCCGGACCCTCTTGGACTCCTAAAAGGCTCTCATGCTCCCGGATATCGTCACGCGCTTTGGGACTCTCACGGAGGCCAGAATCCAAAAATTGGTTGGATCTCTAGACCATGAGGAGGCCATGGCGATTTTGTCTGATTGGAGGCTTTGGCGTCTGCCCTACCAAGAGCCACCACCGGGAGATTGGCGGAGGTGGGTTTTTCGCGCGGGACGTGGCACGGGTAAAACGTACACGGGCGCAAAGACCACCAACGAGGTGGCGCGTGAGCGGAGCAAGATCCGGACGGGTGAAATTGGAATCATCGGCCGGACCCACGCGGATGCGCGTTTCACCATGGTAGAGGGCCCGTCCGGAATCATCGCCACCGCGGCCCCGGATTTTCGTCCCGTGTGGGAGCCGGGAAACGGACTCCTCACCTATCCCAACGGGGTCCGCGCGCGCATCTATTCCGCGGACAAGCCGGAGAGCCTCCGCGGAGCAAACTGGGCTTGGGTTTGGGCGGACGAGCCGGCCCACTGGGTGGACTTTGCGCGGACGTGGTGGGAGGTCATTGAGCCGGCCCTCCGCGTTGGGTGGGCTCGTGCCATGCTCACAACCACCCCTCTCCCCGCGTCGGAACTCCGCGCCTTGGAGGATGAGGTGGGGAGCGTCACCACCCGCGCGAGCACCTTTGACAATTCCTATCTTTCCAAGGCCGTCCGGGAGGGCCTCCGCGCTCACTACGAAGGGACCCGGATTGGTCGCCAAGAATTGCTTGGGGAGTATCTCTCCACCAATGAGAACGCGCTTTGGACTCCGGAGAGCATTGAGGAGAATCGCGTCTCCGTGGCTCCCGTAGATCTCACGCGCGTGGTGGTGGCCGTGGACCCGGCCGTCACCGCCAACAAAAACAGTGATGAGACGGGGATTGTAGTGGCCGGGACTGACACGGACGGCCGTGGATACGTCCTAGACGATAGGAGCCTAAGGGGGTCTCCGCTCCAATGGGGAAAAATGGCAATTGCTTGTCACCACCGTTGGAAAGCGGACCGCATTGTCCCGGAGGTCAACAATGGGGGGGACTTGGTGGTCCAAAATATCCGTGGACTTGATCACCGCGTCCACGTGACACCCGTGCGAGCGTCCCGCGGCAAAGTGACCCGCGCGGAGCCGGTGGCCGCGCTGTATGAACGCGGACTCATCTCCCACGTGGGACACTTCCCGGAGTTAGAAGATCAGCTCACCACGTGGGATCCCACCTCCTCCAAAAGCCCGGACCGCTTGGATGCGCTCGTTTGGGCTTTCCATGCTCTCCTCCTCTCAGACAAAAGACCGGCCGGACCTCTCCGGGCCTACCTATAGGAATTTCAAAATGACCACTCCGACCTACAAAGCGGACTCTTACGCCAACGCGATCACCGGATTGGCCGGCGCTCTCCGGACTCTATGAACAAGACGCAATCGCGGCCCGCGTGGTGGACCGCGTGGTGGATGACGCCACGCGGGAGGGATTCTTTTTGACGGGGGAGGATGAGGCCGTGGACTTTGCCTCCGTCCAAAGTGAATTGGAGGATTTGGACGCGCTCAACGCGGTGGCGGATGCGTGGCGGTGGTCTCGTTTATACGGTGGGGCCCTCCTCATTATGGTGGTCAATGACGGGGGGAGCATGGAGACCAAGCTCAACCTCAACAAAGCCAATAAGCTCTCATCTCTCCAAGTGATTGAGTCCCAATTTGTGACCCCCGTGGGATTCAATCCCGGACTTGGGGCCCGCGCTTTTAGGCGTCCGGAGTGGTATGAGATCGCTGGCTTTTCCGTGGGGGCCCAAGACAAAAAACCAAAAAGGGTCCACCGCTCACGGGTGATCCGCTTTGACGGTGTTCGCGTTGCGCCTAATCGGATGATTGAGAAAAATGGGTGGGGGCCGTCCGTGCTTGATCGGATCTATACGCAATTAGATCAGCTTGGCCAGGTTATGGGTTATTGCCGATCGGTTATGCACGATATCTCAATTCAAGTTTACAAATTGAATGGACTTCGTGAGCAACTTTGCGGGAGCGATCAAGCTCAATCAGAGATCCGGGCTGTAATGGAAACACTCCGGATGAGCGTGGATAGTCTCCACGTCCTAGCATTGGACACGGAAGACGAATTTGTGGAGGTCAATCGGAGTGTGTCCGGCCTCAAAGAATTGGTGGACAAATTCGTGGACGCGCTTGTCCGTGCCACCCCTTACACGCGCGGGGTCCTCTTGGGCGAGTCTCCCGGAGGCTTAAACGCGAACGGGGAGAGTGAGACCCGGACTTATTTGGATTGGGCCGCGTCCCAACAAAATCTCCAACTCACCCCGGTCCTCAATGAGCTTTTGACGGTTCTTTTTGCAGTCCGCAAAAATCGGGGAGAGCCGGTCCCGGATGAGTGGACAATCAATTTCCACCCGCTATACATGCCAACGGCCCAAGAGTCCGCGGACACCTACCTAAAACGGGCGCAAGCTAATCAGATCTTGGCCCTCAATGACGTTATCTCACCGGATGAGTGGAGAGAGGGTCTCATTTCTGAGGGCCTTATCACCCCGGGAGAGTCTCCCCCGGACGTGGGGACGTTGGAGGAGGAGGAGGAGGAGGAGGAGGAGGAGGAGGTCCCCATGGGTGAGACCCCGGACCCGGAGCCACCGGAGGACACGGATGAGGATGAGGACGGGACCACGCGCGCGTGATAGGGTTTTCAAAATGCGTCCCTACTTCCAAAACGAAAAAACCATAATTTACCACGGGGACTCTCTTGAGATTTTGGGCGCGTTAGCGGATGACCTCTCCGGGGAGGTCTCCGCGGTGGTCATGGATCCACCCTACGCCAGTGGGGGCCGAAAAGAGGCCGGGAAAAAAACAAGTGGAGCGATGGTCCGGGGTGGAGCATGGAAAGAAAGACCAATCAAAAACGATCAAATGACCACTATCGGATTTGTTTTTTTGCTGCGCTCCATTGTTCTGCGTTGTTCCCCCCTCTTGGTGGACGGTGGCGCGGTCCTCTCTTTTATAGATTGGCGGAATTGGCCCAACCTAGTGGGGGTCTTGGAAACTTGTGACCTCCGTGTCAATGGGATGGTGGTGTGGGACAAAAGCTCAATGGGGCTGGGCAATGGTTTTAGAAATCAGCATGAGTTAGTGGCCTTTGCCTCCAAGGGCTCGCCAAACATCTTTCACCGCGGGACGCCTAACGTTTTGGACGTGAAAAGGGATCGGAGAAAAGACCACCCCTCCCCCAAGCCGGTGGAACTCATGGACAAGATCATCCGCGTGGTCACGGGTGAGGGAGGCTTGGTCTTGGACCCTTTCATGGGATCTGGTGCCACCTTGGAGGCCGCCCAAAAAAGGGGGGCCTTTTCCATTGGGATTGAGATGGAGGAGGAATTTTGTGAGATTGCGGCCAAGAGATTGGACGGGGAGTAATGGCGCGCGCTAGGGTCTCCCGCCAAAAGGGACTCAACCAAGAGCCACCCAAACGGTTGGCGGATGAGTTGGCGCGGAGCTATGCGCGCATGAACTCCCGCGCGCTCACCCTCATCCGGCGCCTTTTAGTTCCGCGGCCGCCATCGCGGCCGCGCTCCGTCAAATTGATCGCGCTTTGGCTGATGAGTTTTCGGATGAGGTCATAGCTAAGCGCGCAAGGCGGACCGCGGAGACACTAGACCGGAGAAATCAGAGCCTTTTTTTTGCTGGACTATCAGCGGCCGCGGGTGTCCGCATCATTGGGAGCGCGGGAGCGGCCGGGGGTGGAGGTGGAGCGGCCGCTATCTCCGCGGGGAGTCGCGGCCCGCGTCTCATCGCCCGCCTCAATTTCAACCCCACGATCATGGTGGACAATTTTGTGGATAGAAACGTCCGTTATATCTCCACCTTGCGCAAAGGGATGGTCCAGGCGGTGGGTGACCAAGTGGCACGCTCCGCGGTCTTGGGTGGCCAAGTGACTGGGATCGCAAGGGTGGAGGCCACCCGCGCGGAACTCACCCAAAGACTCCTCAAACAATGGAAGGAGCAAGGGGTCCCCTCCCTCATCCCCACGCGACGCATCAAGCTCAATGGTGAGCCGGTGATGGTCCGGGTGGAGAATCACGCGGCTTTGATTGCGCGGGACCAAATCGCCACCCTAAACGGCCAACTTAACCGCGCGCGTCAAACGGCCGCGGGAATCACCCAATTTGTGTGGGAGACCATGCGGGACGATCGCGTCCGGGAGACCCATGAGGAACTCCAAGGGGAGAGATTCACTTGGACGGACGGGTGGGGTGGAGTGTTCCCCGGAGAGCCCGGGTGGGGTGGAGTGTTCCCCGGAGAGCCAATCAATTGTAGGTGTTGGGCTCGTGCCATTGTGGACCGGGATCAAGTCCTCGCGTCCGGGGATTTCATCCCCGTTGACGCGTCCGGACCTTTCACGGAGCGCCACCGCCCCGGGGTCACCCAAGTGGCTCCCGGTCCCGGCTCCCGGGAGGCCTTTGTCCCCGGGCCCTTCGATCGCTAAGGGTCCGCGCGATACATCTCATCCAAGTGGCCAATGGCCTCTTTTGCACCATGCGCGACAAAGGCCACCCACCCACACGCGTGGAGAGTCTCCAACCAAGCGCTTTGAGCCTTGCTGACGCGGCCTCCATTGCGTCTTTTCATCTCCACGGCCACCCCGGAGGGTGGCCATTGCAACGGCTCACGGAGGCCCGTGGAGCGTCTGAGGGGGATCGAAAAAATGAGATAGTCCGGAACCCCGGGCTTTGTTCCGATCGTGGCCAAGATGGCGGCCTCTTTGCGGTCCCTCTTGCCACCCATGGGGATATGCGTGAAAGCCAACCCCTTGCGGGTGAGCCACCGCGCAAGGTCCGCACACTCTTGGTATTCCGTGGGGGGTCTTGGGGTGGCGCTCATTTCAAAGAGTCCAAGAGCGGTTGGACAAATTTCCGGGACCAAGAGCGGCGACGATAGCCCGCGTCAATATGGACCCGGGTTCCACGGTGGAGGCGATACAGGCCCAAGCCCATTTTGAATTTGTGGCCGTGGTCCAAAAAGATTGAGCCGGCCGCATTGTAAAAGCGCTCTTGGTCCTCCCGGCTTTTGTGGCCGGTGGGGAGGTCCAAGTCCAAGGCCCTGAAAAAAAGGTGTTGGGAGCGTCGCGCGCCACCGACCTTGCGATTCCAAGGGTTGGGCCGGTAACCGTTCCCAACAATGAGTCCGTGGCCAACCTCCGCGCGGAGCATTTCCGCAAGCTCCAAGGTGGGGATGATGCGCGGCCACCATGAGCGCGGTGGAGCGTCCACCGTGACCCCCGCGCGGCGGAGCGTGAGGATTTCACGCGCTGAGAAATGCTCCACCCCGTGGGCTTTGAGGTACGCGTCCAAGGTCTCATTGGGCTCCGGGTCTCTTGGTTTTGTTGTGTCCATTTTTCTCACTCCATCAAAAGATCAAAGAGGCTTTGGAGCGTAAAGTCTTGGGCCGTGGCGTAGTCTATCGCCCCCACCCGGACCAACTCCATTGTCACGTCCGTGGGGACCTCAATGTCCCCGGAGTCCACCTCCACAAAATCGTCCGGTCCGTCCAGGTACGCTGTCAAAATTGTTGGTTTTCGGCTCATTTCTCAATCCCCCACCTTGCAGCCCGGAGACCCCACCAATGGGACCTCATCCGGAGCCGGTCTCTTTTGCGGAATAACATCCGCGCGCGGCGGAGGTGAAATCTCCGCGTCTGTTTATCTCCCGTTAGGGAGTTTAGCTCGTGGCCCTTGGCCAACCCCTCCACGTGGTCCGCCTCTCCGGAGAGGACTTTGGCCCGCGCTTGGCTCACGCTGGCCTTTTTCTTTGGATCCCTCTCCCGGAGGAGGACAAGCGCGTCCAAGGCCTTTTGACCAAGGCGGATGAGTGGCGCCGGGACGCTCATGGGACGGACTCCCTCTCCGCTTTTTTCGCGGACGCGGCCACCATAGCCGCCTCCAAAGTATCCTCCGCGCCATGGGTGGAGATGGAGAGGCCGTCATCGGGCCAACTGGCCAAAGCCCACCGGACCCGGGGAGACCAAGAGCACGGGAAAAAAACGTGAGTCCCGTCCGTCAATTGTCCAAATTCATTTTTTTTCAGCATGATTCAATCTCCATGTTTTTTTGAGGTCAATCCATTGTGCGTGAGTGATGCGGCCGTCCAACTTTGCCGCGTGCATGAGCGCGTCCGCGGTCTCCCGTCCAAGCGCGTCCACAATCAAAGC